GTTCGTAAACGTCAAGAAGGCCGCGGCCGTGACCACCTGACGACGGAGGGCTGAAGGATGAAGCTGAAACTTCTGAGAGCAGCCAGGATCCGGCACGAGGCCGGGGAGATCGTTGAGGTCTCCCCGGCGGAGGCCGGTTTCCTGCTTTCCACCGGGAGCGCGGTGAGCGTTGCGGAGGTTTCCGCCGTGCAGCGCGAAACACCAGAAGAGAAAGCGGAGCCGAAAGAGATCCGCAATACAAGGAAAAAATAAGGAGATCGCACGAATGAGGAAGCCATTCAGACTGCTGATCGGAGTCCCCTGCATGGACTATCTGCATGTCCGGTTCGTCAAGAGCCTGCACGAACTGACCACGCACCTGCAGCGGGAGGGAATCGCCTTCAAGGTTACATTCCTTCCGGGGACGTTGATTTATTTCGCGAGAAACAAGCTGGCCTGCGACGCCGTGCTGGAGGGGTTCACCCACCTGCTTTTCATCGACAGCGACATGGAATTCGACGAGAACATCGTCGAGGTGATGCAGTTCAGCGGGAAAGATATCGTCTGCGGAGCGTTCCAGGGGCGGAGGCCGCCATACGGCAGCTGTATATACAGCAGTCTGAATCCGGTTGAAAAGGTGAAGGAATACGGAATACAGCCCTTCCGGGTTGCGGGATGCGGTATGGCCTGCACCATGATTTCGACGGAGATCATCAAAGAAGTTCAGAGCAAGTTCGGGGATTGTTTCAATCCGGAAAAGATCAACGGCGTGAACTTCGGGGAAGATCTGGCCTTTTGCTGGAGGGCGAACAAAATCGGCGCGGAAATCTGGTGTGATCCAACGGTCCGCGTCGGCCATGTGGCCCACGTGACGATCTGGCCGGGGGAGGAGCCGGCAACATGAAAAAAGTTTTGATCACAGCACCGCTGCGGCAGGACGCGGATGTCTTTGAGGCATACCAGGACGGGCTGGACCGCCTGGAGATTCCGGAGGACACCGAGGTCAGCCGCTTTTTCGTCGTCAACGACTGCGACGAGGTGATCCCGCACATCCGAAACGCGAAATACATCGTGGCGGATACGGGGGATGCCTATCAGAAAACAAGCAACGACCACCTGTGGACGCTGGACCTGATGTGGAAAATGGGGGAGCTGCGGAACCGGACGATCCGGGAGATGCTGGACGGGGGTTTTGACTACTGGCTGAGCATCGACACGGACATCGTGGTGGCCCCGGAAACCCTGAAGACCCTGATGGACGCGGACAAGGATATCGTGAGCGAGATCTTCTGGACGCAGGCGCCCAACGGAAAATACTGGTGCAACGCGTGGATGGTGGACCAGAGCGCGGGAATGCCGGAGGAATGGCGAAAGCCTGGACTCTACCGGTGCGGAATGACCGGAGCGCTGACGCTGGTGAAGCGCGCGGTGTTTGAGGCCGGAGTCGACTACACGAGGATCCCGAACATCCACCAGGCGCTGAGGGGCGAAGACCGCCACTTTTGCGTCCGGGCGGCCTGCGCGGGGTTCGGGCTGTGGATTGACAGCCACTGTCCGGCCAGGCACCTGTACACGCGGAGACTCTACGAGGAATACATGGCGGGGAAGTGAGAACAATGTTTCAAGAAGTGAAAGAGCTGCTGACCTTCATCGAGGGGGATGACTACGACGGGAAGATCATCGCGGAGATCAAAGCCTGCGCGCTGGATCTGACCACAAGCGCGGAGATCGTGCTGCCGGGAGTGATTGATATCACACGCACACACGAGGCGGCGACCACGTCGGAGCCGGAGCACTGGGTGATCACGGACAACAGCACGATCACGGACGAGCTGATCATCAAGACCTTTGCTGTCTGGTGCAACAAAGAGATCGGGAACCCGCCGAACTACGACAACCTGCAGGCGGCCTACAGCAGCCTGAAGGGACAGCTGCGCCTGAGTCACAAGTATACGAACTATCACCCGGAGGAAACCCCGGAGGATGATGAGGAGGAGGCGGCGGAGGCATGAGGATGATGACCAGCTGCGTGCTGATCACGTTCCGGCCTGACGCCCACGAGGTCGGGACGGATCCGGTGGCGGTGCGCCGAAAGGTACACTGTCAGGAACTGAGCCTGACCCAGGCCGACATCTATCAGAGCGGCGGCGAGGGCCTGCAGCCCGAAGCGAAGCTATTGATACCGTATGACAAGGAATACAAGGGCGAGCGGGAGCTGGAATACCGGGGAGAGCGCTGGGCCGTGATTCGGAGCGATCCGTACAAGGACTGGAATGGCGTGATCCTGGCCATCCGGCGGAAAAAAGGCAACAGTAAAAGCGCGGAGGTGGGTTAAATGCCGGAGGAATACACGAGTCTGGTGACGGCCCTCAAAGCGCTGAGTCAGGGAGAGGAACCGAACACGGTGACCCTGCCCATGGCGGAGACCGAATGGGCCACGCGCCCGGACAGCGACAGCTACGGGACGGTGTCGATGGACTTTGAGCCGGACTCCCTGCGGGGGGACGACATCAAAACGAACACCGCCTGGGAGGGCAGCGTGGACCTGTACAGCAAAAGCCGCAGCGGCGCGGGATGGGTCGAGATGATCACCGGGACGCTGACGGAACACTGTGACGGATGCTGGAGCCTGAACATGCACATGTATGAACGGGAAACGGGGCTGTTTCACTGGGAGTGGGCCTTCCAGCTGGAAAGCTGAGGAGGGGATCGAATGGGTTTTTCTTTACAGGTGGACGGGTTAGGGGAGCTGATGCAGAAAATGCAGGAGCTGCCGAAGAAGGCCGTAGACGTTGCGGCCTTGGCGCTGTATGACGGCGCCGGTGTTGTGGCTGACAAGGTCAGCCAGGCGTCCAGAGGGATCGCCACAGAATCGTTCAAGTACGCCAAAGGCGGACAAAAACGGAAACCCTCCCCGGAAGAAAAGGCCATTGTGGAGACGGCGGAGCATGGCATCGCCAAATTCAAAAAGGACGGCCTCTCCGTCTCCACCAGCGTGGGATTCAACAGTTCAGGGTATACGCCCATCCGGTGGAACCACGCGAAGACGAATGTCCGGACGAAATACAAGGTGAGCGGGGGAAAAGCGAAACAGGCGGGCCGCGCCAGCGGCGGCGTCAGCTCCAAACCCATCCCTGTGATCGTCAACGCGATCAACTCCGGGACCAGCTTCATGGAGAAACAGCCTTTTCTCCGGAAAGCGTTTTCACAATCCAAAAAGGCGGCGGAGGCCGCAATCGAAGCCGGAATCCATAAACATGAAGACATGCTGGATCCGAGCAAATAAGAAAATGGAGGGGTTATACCATGGCAAATCCGAATGTCGGACTGATGTATCCGGTGTTTGCGCCTTTCGTCTCCCACACGGAGGGATCCTTGCCGTCCTACGGGACAGGCGTCGTTATCCAGGAAGCGCGGAACGTGAACATCACGAAAACGTACAACGATAATCCGCTGTACGGCGACGATGTCAAGGTCGACGACGACAACGGCCTGAGCGCCCTGAGCGTATCCTTCGAGCCAACGGGCCTGTCGGACAGCGACCGCAAGCTCCTGTTCGGTGAGACGGACATGGCGATGGGCGGGATCACGGCCCAGATGGAGGGCGACAACGAGACGCCCTACGGAGGCTTCGGCTACATCCGCAAGATGCGGGACAACGGCGTCAGGAAGTACGAGGCCTGGATCGTGCTGAAGATCAAGTTCCAGGAAGAAAACCAGAACACCGCGACAAAGGAAGGCAACATCACCTGGGGAACGCCCACGCTCACAGGCCGGGCGGCCCAGCTGATCATCGACAGCTCCGACAGCGCGAAGTTCCGGGCGCACGCCACCTTTGCAACCGCCGCGGCGGCGAAATCGTGGATCAACACGGTGCTGAATGTCAGCGCCGCCACCACCTGATAAATCGACGGGGGCCGGAGGAATCCGGCTCCCGTTCTTTGTCTATCACAGAAAGGAAGCAGAAAAATGACAGAGATCAAAATCGGCGGGCGGACGGTCCCGCTTTTCTATTCCACCTACGAGATGATCGCGATCCAGCGGGAGATCGGCTGCACCGCCTTTGAACTGCGGGAGAAGGTTTTCGGGTTCCACCTGAAGGACGAGGACGACCCCACGAGCCTGGA